GATACTATTATAGCCGCCAGTAAAGCCGGATTCTCAGGCATAGGAGTATATAAGACATTCCTTCATCTAGACGTAGGAACAAGAAGATCATGGGTGGCCGGAGATAAGGGAATTGATATATCTCCTACTGAACAATTCGCAGGTACCGATCTAGCTGATATCAAGAAGATTATGAATAAGCATGATAGTGATGGACATAGAAAGGTTCGTGATGAAGGGGAGGAAGTCGAGATAATTGATTTAAGTACAATAGCTACTGAAGACTTAACTGAAGAGCAGACTGCCCAGTATTTTAAACAACTTAGGAGTGAAAGACAGAAGAATGATTCTGCAAGATCTTTTGAGTCTGAGAGTATAATGAGAGAGGTTGATGCATCATATAATAGTAGAGGTTTAAAGTCAATACGTCAGATGACAAAAGAAGAACTAGAAGAGTTTGATAAATCAGGCAAACGACCTAAAGCATAGCATATAAATACACTATAAAGGATAAAAGAAATGTCATTAACGCCACGCACACGATCACAAGAGTTCTTCTCTGATTTCACAAGGAATCTAGAGCAGATACCTGGCCGTAAGGATCTGAGTAGACGTATTAACGAGAATGCTGTAAAAGAGAGCATACATAATCTCGTTATGACGGATCGTGGAGAGCGTTTATTTCAGCCTAATATAGGATGTGATATACGAGGATCATTGTTTGAGAACATAGATCCCAATACTATATTACTACTGAAAGACAATATTCGATATACGATTAATACATATGAACCGAGATGTAATCTACACAACGTAGAAGTTGAAGCTAACATAGACACAAACGATCTGAGAGTAAGAATAGTATTCTCTGTGATAAATACTAGTAACACTTCAGAACTTACAATTGATCTTAATAGGGTAAGATAGACACATGGCCAACTTGTCACCAATAAAAAATTTAGACTTCGCTGAAACTAAAGAAGCACTCAAGACGTTTCTAAAGAATCAGGATCGTTTCAAGGACTTTGACTACGAAGGCTCTAACACGAATGTGCTACTTGATGTACTATCATATAATACGTTCTATAACAACTACTATTATAACATGATGATATCCGAGATGTTTCTGGATAGTGCTAGTCAACGTAATAGCGTATTGAGCCATGCAAAGGAACTTAACTATCTTCCTACAAGTAGACGTAGTGCAGGTGCTAAAGCAACGATTAATGTAGTCGCCCCCAATCTAGACAGTAACTACTTTAACATTCCTGCTAATACTAAGTTCATTGGACGATGTGGTAACAAGACATATAATCTATTAACGGATAAAGCATATACTGCTGTACGATCTAATGGTGATAATAGTCTATATGTTATTGAGAATGTCGATCTATTTGAAGGCCGTGTGATTAAGGAGACTCTCACGATATCTAATACGACTCTCAGTAATGATGCTATTGATACTCGGTCTCTCAAGATCACTGTTAATAACGAGACGTACACATATAGAAGTGATATCTTTGGTGTTTCTTCAACTGATAAAGTCTTCTATCTACAACCTGAGAATGACGGAAAGTACTCTCTACAGTTTGGACAGAACAAGTTTGGAGTACAACCTACAGCAACTGATATCATTAAAGCAGAGTATAGAATAGCTTCTGGCCCTTCCGCTAATGGAGTAACTTCATTGACGATTGGCGCTTTTGGCGGAGCGAGTTCTATAACTGTGAATGTCACGACTGCTACATCGGGCGGATCGATGGCAGAAGATATTGAGTCAATTCGGACGTTCGCTCCTAAGGCGTTTCAAGTACAAGAGAGAGCAGTAACGAAAAGAGACTACGAGACTCTACTACGTTCTCGCTTTCCTAATATTCAAGCAATCTCTGTATATGGTGGTGATGAAGTTGATCCTCCTCAGTTCGGAAAAGTAATTATCTCAGTTGACGTAACTGGTGGTGAAGGTGCGGCTGACTATGAGATTGCTAACTTCAAGAACTATCTAAAGGATAAGACTCCATTAACAATTGAGCCTGTCTTTGTTGTTGCTAAGTTTCTATATGTTAGTGCTAACATTAATGTTGTCTATGATCCTAATGTAACTAACAAGTCGCCAGCTCAGATTCGATCTGAGTTAAATGACTCTATTATAGCATATCAGAATACAAACCTCAATGACTTTAATAAGACACTTCGTCAATCAAGACTAGCGGCATTCCTTGATACTGTTGATGGATCTATTGTATCTTCTGATATTGTGGCTAAGCCTATTATTGAGTATGTTCCTACACTTAATCTAGCAACAAGTCCATCATTCTCATTTGAGTCTGAGTTAGTTAAACCTTATCCGTTTGATGACGTAGAAGGCTTTACTACATTCAAGCCTGCTGTATCATCTAGTAAGTTTACTGTTGATGGATCTCTCGTATCAGCAAAGGATGATGGTAAAGGAAACATTATGCTAGTGACTGGTGACACTACTGTCGAAAGCGTGTTTAAATCGTCTGTCGGAACTGTTGATTATACTACAGGCGCCATCAAGTTATCTAATCTAAACATTAGTTCATTCCAGAATAAAGCAATTAAGTTTACTGCTAACACAACGAACAAAGATATTCGTCCTCCAAAAGATCGTATCATCGTGATTCGTGGTGAAGATGTTCTTATAACTGTATCTCCATTGGAATCATAATTCATGGCTTTGAACCTGAGAAGTAGTATCTATGCAGAGATAGCTGATCAATTTCCAGATGTCTATAAGGAAAATGGTGACTTTCTCATATCCTTTGTAGAGGCGTACTATGAGCATCTTGACGAAAAGATGGATCGTGACGTTCCTAAACTTCGTGATATTGATAGTACTCTTAGTTCCTTTATAGTATTCTTTAAGAAGAAGTATCTTGCTGATTTACCATTAGATGCCGCTATCGATGTTCGATATGTACTCAAGCATATTAAGGATATGTACACACGAAAGGGTACTCAGGAATCACTTGAGTTGCTGTTCAAGATATTCTTTGATCAAGACATTGAAGTCTTCTATCCTAGTACTTCTATTTTGCGGCCTTCGGATTCTATTTGGGGAGGAGACGCTTATCTTGAAATGCGTACTGTATTCCAAGTAGATGACTATCCTATTAATAAGGGTGATAGAATAAAAGGAGATCTATCTCAAGCAGGCGCATTCGTTGATGAAGTAATCTTTGTTAACTTCTCGGGCGCACTATCTCCTATCATATATCTATCAAACATAACTGGAACATTCTCTGCTGATGATGGCATAATCGTATTCTCTGCTGATGGTGAGACTAACGTAGGTAAATTAATATCTGGATCAGTGAGTGAAGTTAATATTAACCCACTAAACAGAATAGCGAATCAGAAAGTTGGTGACGCTGTTAGTCTTCGATCAGCACTTACTGGTATTGACGGCACTGCTCGTGTATTAACCACATCACAGCAAGAGACTGGATCTATAGACTTTCGGATTCTTGATGACGGGTTTGGTTACATTGATCCTGCTAGTAGTATATCTGTAAGCAATAAGATAGGGATTAGTAATCAAGTTCTTATTGTCAATAATGCTAACACGTTACAACTAAAGCCAGGCGATATTATTAGTGCTAATGCCTCTCCATTGACTTACACTGGAAGTGGAGATGCTGATGCAGTTCCTTATGTAATGAATGGTCATGCAAAAGTTATACAATATAATCATCCTCTACTATTTGTCGAGAGTTCAAACATAGATGACTATAACACACTATGGAGTACTCAAGCACCAAATGGTGCAACAGCCACTGGACTTCTTACTCAAATAATATCTTCTATTGCGGCGTTTGGTGGTGCAAGCGCATTTACAGATCCTACTGTATATGCTCCATATGAGAACTGGGCATCTGTGCTGAATGCTCCGTTTCCTGTAGCGGGCGAGACTAATTCTGCTATAGATATTGACGACAACGGTGCTGTCGATAGTATTGACGTACAATTTATTGCTAATATCAATCAGCTACAAGAGACAGATGGCGACACAAGCGGCTTAACATATTCAGTATATGGAACACCAGCCCTTTTCAAATATGATGCTTTTGGAGGAGCAACTCCAGAGGCATCAGACGCTGTAAAACTGCAAGCAAAGAGATGGCTTAGGGCTCTTACTCTACTTGATTTCTATACACCCCTTACTGCCGTGACGACTCAACCGACTCCCAATGCTGATAATCTCCAAGGCTCTTTAGCGACAGGAGTTGCTTTTCCCACAGCACTACAGAATCCGTCATTTACTGTTGAGGTTAATCACGACTCTAGTAATACGGTCGACATTGTTGGTTTGGGAACTCCTAATGACACAGCGCAATTTGATATTGGTAATGTGAGAAACAAAGAAACTGTCACATTGATTACGGATCAGATTGGTGATTTTACAAATGTCGTGTTAGATGCTGATGGTATTCCATCGAACGATGACTATGGTATGACAGGCCCTAATGCAGAAAATCTAAACACAAGCATAGCTGATGCGTTCTCACCAATAACAATTACTATAGGCTCATTAGATACGTTAAATGTGTCGAATGCTGGTTCTAACTATCAGAACGATGTTTTCGCTAATATAGAATTTGACTTAATCTCGAAGTTTCAGAAACATGACTTTATTTTAAACTTTGATGTTGTAGACTTTAACCTTAGTGTTGGAGATACTATAATTCAGAATAGAACTATTCCAGATATTGAAGTTGGTCTAACTGGTAACCTTTCTGAAGTTGAGATAGAGAACTTGGCCGCAACATCGACTAATGGTGCTGTTGGTTATCAGGATAGTGAGACTTCATTCGACTACGTTTCTGGTGGCACTATAGCATATGAATCAAAGGCAAAATTCTTAAAAAGAGTTGGATCAGATTTCTACTTTAGACCTATGTCTTTCTATCAGTTCGATGAAAGCAGAGATGACGATGATGTACTATTAACTAAAGTTTTGGTTGGAGGCGTACTCAAATCATTTAGTGGTTTAAGAGAAGACCTGACATCTAGTGTTATGGGAAATAATGGTAAGGTTCAGGGAGTGGCATCATATCAAACTGGACAGATAGATACTGTAGCTATAACTAAGACAGGATATAGATATACGGATGGTGAGGCTGTCGAAATCTTTAATGAAGAAGTCGATAGTCCTAGCTATGGTAAAAAGATTGCTGACGCAACAATTAGAACATTGGGTCAGGGAAAGACAGCAGGTAGATGGAAATCTAAAACATCTTTCTTGAGCGAAGAGTCTAAGAAGATTCATGACAATAATTACTATCAAGAATATTCATATGATATATCCTCTATCATTGATCCCAAAAAATACACAGGACTTATCAGCGATGTTGTTGGTGTTGCGGGTACAAAACTATTCTCTACTCCACTGATAAATAGTGATAACGTAATTGATACAACACTGGATGCAGAATTCGTGTACTATAATATAGAGTCTCAAAATTTCATAGCGACTAATGGTGTGAGTGACTTTGAATATGTAACCCAAAACTCAGTTACATATCCAGGCGTTAATGCTTCGGGCGTCAATTATGCTCCAAGCACATTAATCTTTTCAAATAATACAATCGGAGTTTTTACAACTTTTGATTATGTACCTCAAGTTGGAGACTTCGTACAGATGACTGGTGGAGGAACAGATGTCGCCAATAATCCGTCCAACTTTACAGCACCGAATACAACATATCAAGTTAAGACAGTCGGGTCGATACAGGGCACTGCGCCCAATGAGTACAGGAGTGTAACGCTTCATGTTGTTGGGAATTCGGCATTGGACATAACTATTCCTACTATAACTTACAATGCGGCTGCGACAGATCCACTATATTCAACAAACGGGCTTATTGTAACATTCCGTTCTGACAACGTAGTTACACAGAATCTAGTTGCAGATATTGCAACTGAAACAGGAGTTTCGTAATGGCTACATTAAGAATACAATCAGACGGCGATCCGTTTCCTGCGAAGGCTGGGCATAACGGAACAAATGTTCCAAAGAATGATGGTAGTGCTAGAACATTCCAAGACTCATCGAATATTGCAGATCAGAGTAACGACTTCACTATTAAATATAGAGGCGGAAGTAATACTTCCAATCCTCAGATTGTCGATAAGGATTTGCCGATAGGTATAACGACAACGGGTGTTGTTATATACTCACCAATGGCACCGAATTCGGTTTTACCAGTTTCTGGACAGGCGGCACCACCTGGATATCACTGGAATATCATAGAGAATCAAACAGAATTTTATCAAGATCTCTGTGGTGGAAAGCCAGAGACTGGTGGAGAGTATAGATACAGAAGTGGTGGGTTCTATACAAATGGACTTCAAAGTAATTCATCATTCACAGGATCTAGTACATATTATACTAATGGTACTGAGCATCCAGATGGACACTCTAGAATCTTAGGATATGCATTTGATGGATACCCAATATACGGCCCAATGGGATACGCTTCACCGACAGATAATGCATCTGCTGTGATCAGGATGGAGTCTAGTTATACTGTTAGACCAACACCACTAGCATCTAGACTTAACGGATATGATATAATCCCTCAAGGTAAGTTCTGTGAAGATTATGAGTATACATCTTCAGGAAATTTAGATGAATATAATGGAAGATATTGTGTTACCCCAGATTACACAAACGGAACATACGCATACTTCTTGACATTCTCGGACGGAACATTTACTTCTCCTGCATATCCATATATAGTAGGTAGAAGCACAAAAGAACAAAGATCGTCATAACGAATACGGAACCCAATAATGGCAAAGATAATTACAGAAAATTTTAAAGTCGAGACAACTAACGAGTTGTTTAAGTCATTTAAAAATCAAAATAAAACTCTGGGTGATAACTTCATGTCCGAGTTAGCAGTCTATGATACTCAGTCGTCATCAATATCGTTGACTGCGGAGGATAATATTGCAATTCGTGCTTTGGTTGATGATCAACTTGACAGACTAAGACCAGAATCTAGTTATTATATTATGGCATCGAAGGCATTGCCTTCTGGACAGGATGAGTCTGGTAGTATAAAGAATACGCAGAATAATAAAAGGGATTTCCAACGAAAGGTTATATTTGGTTCGAAAGTGGGAGACTCCACAGCAAGATATATGTTCTACGAAAACAACTGGCAAACAGGTACTGTCTATGATGCATATGACGATACTGAACCATTTGAAGGTAGCAACCAAATCGTCACTGTTCTTAATTCCGATTCCGACTATCTAGTATTCAAGTGTATTGAAAATAACAATGGTGGGCCGTCTACAATTAACCCTCAGACAACTCTATCTCAGTTTACTGCTAATTATCAGTCAGTTGAAACTGGAGACAAGTACATCTGGCACTATATGTTCACAGTGCCCTCTTCTGATGCTAACATATACAAGACGACTGATAGTCTACCTCTACCAATAGTATCTGATGGTGTGTATGGAGATGCACAAGTAATTAGTAACGCAAAGGAAACTATATCGCAAGTAATTATCGAAGATACTCCGGTCAACTTATTCAATCAATACTTGTTTGGTACTGCAACTAGCGTGGCTAACTCGTCTGACGTTGAATCTATATCTCAGACTTCAGCAGGATCGGGAGTCACAAATCTAAAGGTAAAGCCAAAGGACTTGACTGGTAGATCACTATATAATGATTCAGACTCATACAAGTATATGTACTTCAGATCTGCTGACGGGTCAACATCTGGAAAGTTATATGATGTGATTGGATCAACCACAAATACGACTGAGAGTACAATAACATTATTGCTAGAAACTACTGATGCAATTTCAGGCTCTGGTCAACTAGTCCCCAAGATTGAAATTAGTTCTCCAGACTATAACGGTGTTAGAGCAAAAGCATATGGAGTTATCGATCAGTTTGGTACACTGAAGCGTGTTGCGTTTGAGACTAGAGGGAGTAGCTATAAGTTCGCATCAGCGAAACTAATAACCCCAAAGAGTTTAAGTTCTACAGGAACTACCAGTCTTCGTGCTGTAGTTTCAACTAAAGGTGGACATGGGTCTAATCCAATAAATGAGTTAGGGATGAGTAGACTCTCTATTGTTACAAACTTTTCTGGAGATTCTGATGATGTCCCAGATAGCAACACATATACGCAAATGGGATTAGTTAAAAATCCGCAGTTTACTAATGGGGCAATCCCCGAAAGTTTTGACAATAGAGTCGTGATCAGCAAGGCCGGTGATTACACCGCAGTCGCAATACCTGATTACTATATTGAGCAATATATAGAGTTCGTTAATGCTACAGATCTGACTATAGGTGAATCGTATGTGATATCTGACTTGGGTAATATGACTACTTCTGATTGGAACGCAATATCGACTACAGAACTTACTGATGCTACTGCAATTGCAGGAACATCGTTTGTGGCATCCTCGGGCGTGTCTTCACTATCTGCGACTAAAACTGGCGTAGCTACAGTGGCAGTAGATACTCTTTCTCGTGATAAAAAGCAAGAGATTGTAACTGCTAAAATACACGAGAGTTCGTTTGAGTCCGGTGTCACTAAAATATATTTGGTGGACTATTACGGAGATTTTAGAAGTAGACTTCAGAAGGGTAACATCCGTATAAAAATTACTGCAACCGCAGAAAACGCCACTGCGATAAGCATAAATAACTTTAGTGATATTGTTTATGGTGCTTATACTCCGTACACAGGAGACTTACTACACTTTATCGATTTTGCGCCGATAACCAGATCGTCAACCACAAGAGAAAAAGTAAAGTTCACATTTGACTTTTAAGGAAAGAGAATATAGCCCATGGGTATTAACACAGATTTAAACGTAGATCCGTATTACGATGACTTTAATGAAGCTAAACAATTCAATCGTGTTTTGTTCAAGCCAGGTAAGGCTGTCCAAGCACGAGAGTTAACTCAGCTTCAAACTATTCTACAGAAACAGGTGGAACGATTCGGATCTAATGTATATAAAGAAGGAACTATCATTAGCGGTATTAACTTGACTGCTCGTGATGACTTGTTTTATGTCAAAATAAATGATCAAGTAGATTTTACCAATCCATCTTTATATAATCAGATTGTCTCTGATGATGGAACAAAAACTACCTATGTATTAGTCGGTCAAACTTCCCAACTTAGAGCAGAGATCATAAAGGGCGATAATGGATTCCAAACTCAAGATCCCGATCTAAAAACTCTTTATATCAAGTATCTAAACACAAGTCAAGATAATGATGGTGATGTTAAGCAATTTATCGCAGGTGAAGTATTAGAAATTAGAAAAGAATCTGACGATAGTCTTCAGGTTAGTATTACTGTTGCCAGTGTCGCTAATCAGACAGGAAATTCTTTTGGAGTATCATGTGAAGAAGGTGTTATCTATCAGAAAGGGCACTTCATTTTTGTGGATAATCAGTTCATCATTGTTGAGAAGTATACGAATACGCCCGGTAATAAATCAGTAGGATTTTCTGTAAATGAGAATCTTATCGACTCCGATGCAGACGCATCTCTTCAAGATAATGCGGCAGGATTCAATAACGTAAATGCACCTGGCGCTGATAGACTTCAGCTTGTACCAACTCTAGTATCTTATGACAGCGCATCTGAGCCCACAGAATTTTTCGCACTCATCAGATATGTCGATGGTAATCCAGTTCGTATTAGGGATAACACTGAGTTCAACGTAATCGGTGAAGAGATCGCAAGAAGAACATTCGAAGAGTCTGGTAACTATGTGGTTAACGGGTTAGAGGTTTCTCTAGAGGAAGAAAATAATACTGCCTACGCTGTAGTCAGCCCCGGTAAAGCTTATGTGTATGGTAAAGAGGTTACAAACGTATCTCCAACTAGACTTGCAATAGATCCAGTTACTTTAACTCAAAGTAGAACTAGTCAGCACACTGGTATTAACTACGGACAATATTTCACATACAATGCTAGTACAACGACAACTGTTGATCACTTTCAGGTAGACGGTACTCGGTACACGTTATATTCAGATACAGGTGGCACGACTGCAATAGGAAAATGTTCAGTCTCTAATCTTTTGCCAGGTAAGATATTTGTCTTTGGTATTAAGAAAGATGCGGGTTCTGAAAACACTCCTGTACTAAGAATAGGTAATACTGTATTGAGCGCACCTGCAGGTTCTTCTGAGCCAGCAAGCAGACTATATGAACCTGAATCTGCATCTATGATATTTGACGCAGGTCGACCCGATATGCAAAGCATATCCAATATCAATGTAGTTAGAAGAATTCGTGAGACTAATGTTAGTGTAAACGCTGGTGGCGAATTGACTATATCTGGTACTGGTGATACTGCCCCACTATCAACTGATGTGATGGGGATGAGCGCAAATAATGTTGTTGTTCCAGTAACTACTGCAACCCCTGATGCTAGTAATGTGAATGTGGATTTCGATAACTCAGCGAATGATCCTGATGTTCTATATTACACTCGTGTAGACTCTAACCTGTCAGCAGATACTCTGACGGAGAAAGTCGGTTATGTGAAGGCAACCCACAGCACTGTTAATGCATTTGGTAACAGTGGTAATGCAATGGCCAGTCTCGGCATACCCAATGTTATTGAACTCATTAGCGTTACAGATTTCTTTGGTAATACTAACTCTACTTCGGGAACAGTGGGTACAGACGTAACATATAAATTTAGATTGAATAAAAATCAAAAAGATGATTTCTATGGACATTCTTTTATCTCTTTGAGATCTGGAGAAACCCTTTCTAATAACGAACTACTAATTAAGTTTCGATATCTCGATAGAACTACTTTAGTAAACAGTGGATTCTTGACTGCTAATAGTTACGATACAGTATCTAGTAAGTCTCTAGTTACCACATACACCACTAAAGATGGAACAGTCTTTAATCCGCTAAACTCATATGACTTCAGACCATATGCAGATGCAACTATCACACCGGCACTAGATGCAGGTGGCTCAAGTGCAGTTCCTACATTTGTGGATTATACATTTAGTCGTGGCGTAGCTGTTATGAGTAATACTGCTATATCTGGAGATCAGACATACTATATGTCTAGAATCGATAGAGTGGTGTTAGACGAGTATTCAAATATTAGTATTATTAAGGGTGGAGAGTCTGAAAATCCATCTGCGCCTAAAGTTGGTAGACTGTACACAGTTGGTCAAATAACATCGCCAGGTAATACCACAAAAGTTTCTGGCGAAAATAGAATATATGTTGATAATGTTTCTTCTAAAAACTATACAATGGAAGAGATTGGATTTATCGATAAGAGATTGGACGAATTAACCGAAATAGTATCTTTGAGTCTTCTTGAACAAGAGACTATTGATATGAGCATAACTAGTGTAGTTAACGGTGTTGTTACAAATAGATTTAAAAATGGAATACTGGCAGACTCATTCAACACGTTACTAAATGCTGATATTATTGATGCAGAGTTCTTATCAAGTATCGATAAGAGTAGAAAAATAATTGCGCCTGCTGTAGAACAGTTTCCAGTTGATCTAAAAATTGATCCTGCTTCAGCAAGCAATACAAGAATAACATTTGATGATGTGGTAACACTGACTGATTCGGGTAGTAATCTTCCTGTTATTGATCAGCCATATGCAACTGCATTTAGAAACTGTGTATCTAATTTCTATGACTTTAGAGGCCAGGTAGCTATAGATCCTCCATTCTCCTCTGGATATGATGTAATCAATAATCCGGCAATAAATCTTGAAATTGATATTGCTGGTCCTATGTTGGATTTGGTTGATAATCTACAAGAGATTATGCCTCTTACTAGAGAAGATGTCATATCTGAAGTAAGAACTGGAACTAATAGACCCAGACGAAGAGTTATTATGGGTGAGTTTGAGCAGACTGTGGCAAATACCAGCCTCACTAGTTCAATATCTAGTGCTACACAGCAGGTTGGTAACTTTATAACAGATATCAATATGAAGCCGTATTTGAGACGACAGCGAGTTAAGGTTGCCGTAACAGGATTAAGACCTAATACTGAGCATCATTTCTTCTTTGACGGAAAGAGTGTTGATCAATATGTAGCACCTGGTAGAGTAGGCACATTTAGATCTGAAGAGACTAATAGATTTTTGGGCAGAGGAAGACAAATTAATGTTAAGCGTGTTTATGACATTGGTGACACGGTTGCTCCTTTCAATCGAAAGAGTGGTGTTGGTCAAAAAGTTAAGTCTAACTCACAAGGCATTCTTTTTGCAGTCTTCTACATACCAGAAAGAACATTCTTTGTTGGCGAAAACAACTTAGAGATTGTTGATGTTGACACATATAGTTCTATCGATTCCGCATCTACCTCATATGGTAAGGCTACATATAGAGGATATAACTTTGCGGTTAATAAGTCTGAGATGAACGTAACGACTAGGACAGTGGACTTTGATACTAATGTTAACATTACTAAAAGAGAAGTTCAGAGACAAGTCGGAGATCCACTTGCTCAAACATTTAGAATTAAATCTACAAGCACATCGGAAGCTAATGTAATTCATGTTAGTGATATCGACCTCTTTTTCAAGAAGAAGAGTGCTACTGTTGGTGCAACCGTACAAATACGAGAAGTTGAAAACGGATACCCAACTAAGAAAGTTCTACCTTTCGCATCAAGACATCTAGACTCCGCAGATATAGCAGTATCGGATGACGGCACAGCAGTAACTAAATTTCAGTTCACTAATCCTATTAAGCTGAATGCTAATACTGAATATGCTATTGTAGTTCTTCCAGATGGCAATTCTCCAGACTACTTAATCTACACCTGTAAGGTTGGAGACACAAGTCTGTCTAGAGGAACAAGTCCTTATAGGGTTGCTGTTACTAACGATTGGGGTGATGGAGTTTTGTTCACATCTACTAACGATAGTGCGTGGAAGTCTTATCAAGACGAAGACGTTAAGTTTGTTATCAATAGATTTGATTATAATGCCTCTGTTGGAACTATTGATCTAGTACCAAATGATATAGAAAACCTTACACTTCGTGAAGGTGCCGGCAACTTTAATGTGAGTGAACTTGCTTATGTTAAAAAAGATAATCTTCAATTTCAAGGAAGCATTAGTGGCGACTCTTTTGAAACTTTAACTATAGCAGACACATCACTTCCGTTTACTAGTGGAGACTTTATCTATATCGAGTCTAATGCTACTAGCACTGTTAACTTTGTAGCAGAGGTTATATCAAGCACTACGAATCTATCTAACACAGTAATAACTCTAGATAGATCGATATTCCAAGAAGTAGCGGCAGTAACAGCAAATGTATGTGTGGTTGGAGAAGTGTCTCATTTCAATAACAAACACCCTAATAGTATACAACTAAAGGGTAGTAGTGCAAGATCAAGTAACTACATTGATGACAGCGCAACAGTGGAAAATGGAAGCTTTGTTCCAGGCCATACATACACGATTACGAATACTGGTAATATGGGAACAACCAACTGGAATACTGTTGGTGCTTCAGGGGAACCTTATGTTGGTCAAGTATTCAAAGCATTAGTGGTCGGAACAGAATCTGGATCTGGATCAGCCAGACCTAATATGCAAGTATTGAGAGGAACTGAAAGTGGCGCAACTGCATTCGTGACTTCTGTTAATAATCAGAAAATATCGTTTATTCAGCCACAAGTATTTTCTCATAACTCTATCAATACAAGTAGTGATCTGGATCTATTCAGAAATAATACTAAAGTTAAGTCTATAGGTAATAATGAGAATGTTTATACATTAGATACTCCTTTGACTATAGCAAGTAAGAGTCGTATTGTTGCTGATAACAACGAATCTACTGATATGAAAATTCGTGTTAACATGAATAATAACGGTAAGAAGACAGATACTCCACTACTAGATCAGGCACTATCTGAACTTGTTGCATATAAATACATCATTGATGAGTCGGCCGCACTTACGTCTAAATTCATATCTAAGCAAGTTATACTAAGAGATGGGTTAGACGCTGTAGGGCTGAGAGTTCTGCTTTCTGCGTACAGACCCGCAGGAACTGTAATTGAAACCTATGCTAGATTTACATATCCAGAAGATGTTAGTAATATGAGCGATTGGATTCAGCTAACGAATGATACGCCTGAAGTATATTCCAACTTGGCAAATACTAGAGACTATAGAGATTTTGAGTACTCTCTTCCAAGTGAAGTTAACGAGTATAGCGCATTCCAGATAAAGTTTGTTATGCGTCATGCAACCACTAGTGAGTTGAGTGCTAGTCCAGATCTGAAAAATATAGATCCAGACATTAACCTATTCCCTCATCTATATGACTACAGAGCGATAGCGTTAACATAATGTCAGCATCATCTTATATAAGGTCTAAAACTGGAGCAGGAGTAGTCAACTCTGATATTTCTGCCTATAATGATGCGGTACTTAAAAGAAAGCAAGATAAATATATAAAAGGTTTAGAGCAGAGAATTATAAAACTTGAGTCTGCACTATCCTTACTCGAAAACACAGTTAAAGAGATGACAAAATGACAATCAACAAAACTGACTTAGCAAACACCTCCACATTTGGTACTTGGAAAACACGAACTAATGAGCTTTTGGCTTTCGCTAGAAAGACGGTCAGTCTTGGTGATAGTGGAGAGGACAACAATGGTAACATAGTCCTGAATGGCAATTTATCATTGGGTGTGAGTAACCCAGCTACGGATACAATAACCGTAAACAATATATCTAAGTGTTCTACTGGCGACTTTAAAATAACTAATGCCGCTACAGTTCAAGGCGTTTTAACTCTTGACTCTGGTTCAGGGTCGGCATCTTCAGTTCAATTCAGTAATGGTGGAACACCTACATGGGATATCTCAACACAGTCTGATCATAGTTATCTAGAGATTGGTGACGGTGCTTCTTACATTAGATTCCAAGCAGACGGTTCTGGTGGTAAAGAGATTGATGGTGAAGCTATTACAATTAACAATGATATTTTACCAGACGAAATAACTGCTGTTAATTTTACATCAACAGGAACAGGTGCATCTAGATCAGTTTTTGCAGAGGCAAATATCGGTGCAGGCTCAATCACTGCTACTACAATAACCTGTCTTGGAACTGGGGCGAATAAAACAACTCTGTCCGAAGTTGATATTAATGGTGGTGCTATTGATGGAACTGCGATAGGTGGTGCGACACCATCGACTGCCGCATTCTCGACTGTATCTGCATCGGGTCTTATTACTGCAAATGGTGGTGTAACTGGTGATGTGACTGGTAATGTGACTGGTAATGCAAGCGGAACAGCAGGCGGATTGACGGACGAGGCGCTAGTTGAAGTTTTAAAAGCAGTATATCCTATAGGTTCATTATTCACATCAACAGCTAATGTAGATCCCGGTACTGCTAGATCGCCCATCTTTGCGACTGGTGGTTTAGGATTTGGTACATGGGAAAGATATGCAGAGGGTAGAACACTAGTCGGCAAGGATGGAGGGTCACTTACTGCATCTGCTGGTCACTATTCAGTCAGAAATGCTTATCTAGAGACATATGGCGCTGAATATACTTGTGTTTTTTATTTTGATGATTTTGATTCGGAAAACGAAGTCGGACTCGGGCCAGGCGATAGAGTTGATTTGAATGTGGATGATATTACTCTAGATTCAAATAACCCCTTACCGTGGAATAAAGCACTTGGAAGTAATAGTGGAGCAGGATTTGAAGTTCTTGAGTCTGGAATGTCAGCCGTATTCACAGGCGTACCCTATATTAGAGTAGATGTTAGTGCTATGGTTAACTCAAATTCTGCATACACTTCTGTTTGGCCCACAGTAACTAATCTGATAGAAATTCAAGTAGGTGGGTCGAATCTTACTGCTAGTAATGGATTTACAATTAGAAATAATCGTTTCAGAGGTACTGTTAGTAAGGGTGGTATGAGCCATGTTAAACTAGATCCTAAACATATTCCCGATCATGTTCATACTATGGAATCGTGGGAATCTGGTATTCAGTACTATGGGTTTAATGATAATAACAGTATACCTGCACCAAAAGCCGGCTTTGACGCCTTTGGTATTCACATTAATACGCAGTATGGTACTGATATGATTGATGAGCATCGACAACAAGGGCCAGCTTCCAGTGATGATGGTCAAGTCTGTAGTAGCACCGGTGTTGTAAAGGGTTATCCAGGTTCGGCTGGTATAGTCGATGCTGATGTAGATAAGGGACACGAAAATATGCCTCCTTATGAAGTAGTATATATTTACAGAAGAATAACTTAAATAAATCAAGGATAAGTCCGAATGAGTATAACAAAGAAGTTTTCGCAGTTAGATAGAATCCAGACACTGGATGCTACGGATATATTCGCAGTAACTGATGTCGATCAAACTAAGTCGATGAAGATTCAGACTGACGATCTCTCTAATGTGATTCTGTCTGATGCAAATCTTACATCAAAAGCAGAAACTATAAAGAACAAGCTGAATGCATTTCAGTCTGGAGTAGGTAATGGTCTTCAGGCTCAGAAACTTTGGGATGATGGTCAATATAGAGACTCAACTTACTTTAGAAATTATAATAATCTAAATGGTAAGCCGGATATTATTACTGATCTTGGTCAGCTTGAGAATAGCCCAGAATATATAAAATATGATAATGCATCAGAGTCCATACTTGTTTCTGGCGCAGGCGCAACCAGCAGAACAATGACAACAGATTTCCTTAGAGAAGGAAATACTAACGAGTATTATACAAACGATAAGGTGATCACTCAACTTACTCAAAGCTTTGGAGCATTGTTTAATAGTTATAGCGATACATTTGATGGCGGTGGAGTAGGCGATAGTTTGATGGATGTCTCTGGGACATTCTTAAATGTTACTACTAACCAGTCTTCTACTATTCGTGTACCAGATCCAGATAGCACATTAGCACTTAGCTTTCAGCCTGGACAAATTTTAAGACTATATGGTGCAAATCTAACAGACAGTAATATAACTACTGCACCCACAGCAGGCAATCTCGGAGTCACTGTAAGTACCGGATTTACTTCTGGCACAGGCACAAATAGTAAAAACTTCTCATACAAGATATGCTTCTATAATTTAAAGACTGGAGAGATTACGCCAGCCTCGCCAGCACAAAGCGTTAATGTCTATAATGCAGGTAATGTGGTATTCGATGCATCGTCTACATCATTCAATACTGATAAGTTTATAGCACTTTCTATTAGCGGATACGCTGTTGGTAACGATCCTCAAGGCGTATTAATCTATAGGGCGATAGCACCCGGTGGTGTAGCACCTTCAACAGATTATAAATTGATTGCTGTTCTAGGTGATAAAGAGTTACCGAACTGGAAAGATTATCACACATTCGATTACACTAGCTGGTCTGGAAAAAACTCTATTGATAATAGCTATTCTTCAATAACGCATTTCCCACTAACTGCCCCATCTACTGCACAGAGAGGGTGGACTGATGTAACAATATCGACTATTACTCAGAATGTTTCTTCTTTTGATATTGGATTAACAACATCATCTTTTGTAAATACATCTGATGCTGTTCAGTTGGCACATAATGATACTAGTCTAATCACTGCGGCAATTTCTTCTAAGTCTACATCGGGTAGAAGAAGCTTATCTCTTAATGCTAAAACATATAACGCTACTCACATTAGTGTGCCAGATGACTTTGGTTTAGTTGGAACAGCTAACATTACAAAAATTAAAAAACTGCCTTGGAGTGGTTATAATGGGGCAAATGCTGATAACAGTCTAGTCAAATCGACCCAACCAACTAATGCACAGAATATTTCATTTGTTGGAGTGGACTTTGATGGAAACCTATTGAATCAATATTTACTCAACGATGATTCTGATCCATCATTGAACTTTTTAGTTGATTTGGGTTCTAATCCAACTTCTATTATATTAGATAGGACAAGATTTAAAAACCAAGTTGGTGCGGGCATATACGCAACAAGTCCCAATCAGTTCAAGATGACTGCGAGTGAAGTTGTTAACAGTGGAGTCACAGATAGATTTACATTCTCTCCCTTAGTAATTGATAATGGTAGTTCGACAATTATTACAGGAAACAGATTCGAAAACTTTACTGATAATATAGATGCGTCTATCACATCAGAGGGTGCTATTGCAAATAATATTATTAAAGCTTGTGGATCTGGCCTGTTTGTATATGGGTCAACATTCTTAGTATCCTCTCCTAATGTTCTTATGGGTGCGGCTAATGAGTTCTTATCTAGTCCAGACATATTGAATAGTGAATACGACTCAATAAACATATATCTAGAGCAACTAGGAGATACTGCACCATACAGCAGTGATGTATTAGTATATCAAGAAAATGGAGCGGCATTTGATCTTGCATATACAAGCACTGGCTTCTCTAGTAGTATAGTGTATAGACTAAATCTTGTTCAACAGTTGAGTGACGGATCTACTCAGAAATATGGAACATTTGTTGGGCCAGGCGCAACTGGGATTGATGGAAATGCTCACAACACATTTGTTGTTGGTAAAAGATATGTAATTGTAGAGCCCGGTGATGTTACTTGGACTACTCATGGAGCGATTAATAGTAACGCAGGCACTGAGTTTACATATAGTGGTATTGTTACGCCTAGCGGTTCGACCGGATTTTGTACACCTAGTGAGTTTGTGGGATATGGAAATGGTACTAACACACCTATTACATTCACTGACGTTCCTGCATCTGAACCACATATCACTAGAAATAAAGGACAGTTCCAGTTCCAGATATCAGATCCAGACTACACTAAAATTAGGACTGGTATATATTCTCCTGCTAGTCTACAGTCTCTTTATGCCGCAAACACCAAAACAAGTGTGAGCGATGCTACTAAGATACACCCATTCGGATCATCTCATGTTGGTTTGGCTTGGTCAGCTAGTTACAGATATGATGCTAAAGTTGCTTCTATAACTGGTTCTGGATCTTGGGCTACTAGTGGTAGTTACGGTGCCTCGACAACTGATCCTGTGTATACAGTTAACACTACAGTGTCGATTTCTACTCCACTTTCGGTTGGACAATTCGTTAGAATATATGAACACACCAGTTTTGCGCTTCACGCAGATCCAAATTCAGGTCTTGCAGAAATTGTTGCTATTGGTCTTGGTGGAACAACGCTCAGTCTGAAATATTGGGGCTCAGGTGACGGCGCTACTGCCGCAAGTGTCGATGGTGCTACTGGAGCAGGGTGTACCAGAGGAACTGAAAATACAGGAACAATAAATATAGTAGACGACTTTGTGATGGCACAAGGGCTTATTAAATAGGAAAAAGAAATGTCAAGTATTACAAATGTAAACCAAAACACATCAGTAGTAAACGTAGGTAGGACGACTCCTGTATCACCAGGCGCCCAAAACGCTGACAAGTCTATACCAGTAGTAATGGCTTCGGATCAGACTCCTATTCCTGTTGTTGAGCAGAATAAGGTTCAGTCTGAAGTAGCACTATCGCTTCTAGGTATTCCAAGAGCAGAAGTTGCACTAGGTATCTTTGCTGACGTAAATACTTATGACGTTAACCCGTCAGAATGGTCAATGCAGCCTGCGTTCCATATTCCAGGCGATGGTGTACAGCATCTCCCTACAGAAGCCGGTGCGCTCGTAGAGGCATCTCGAAACAAGACAGCGGTATTGACATCTAAGCGTTTCTTCAGATATCAGCCAGGTCGTGTATCTGCCGCCACTTTCGGTGTTAAGAGTTCTGTATCTATTGCAAACTTTGCACAGAATCCTGCCATTCGCAAGTTTGGTATCTATGATAAGTATGATGGCTACTACTGGGAAACTAGAAATAACGCTCAAGGTGATAACTTTGGTGTAGTTCGTAGAACGCAATCTCTTCCAAATGCTCCACTAAGCACATATGGTATAGGAGGCGCTACTGCCGCTACTACGCCACTTAGAGGCGATGGTGCCGCACCCGGTAACGTAACAACTACTCAGCTAGACGACTATAGAATAGTTGGTTTAGGTGCAAGCGAAAAGTCATCTGAAGATGCTGGTCTAGCTGTTGCGGATAGAAAGATTTTAACTGATAATAGATTTGCTATTATTGATGCAGTACTTGCGAGTGCAATAGGAACTTATGGTACACCTGCTTCTGGTCAAACCATTGTAGGATCAACTGCAACTACAACTGGTAGCGGATATTATGCTGACTTTGTGGCAGCCTATAACGCTGTGAACGGTATCTCCGGCTTTACTGTGGATCAAATAAAAGCTAAGTGTAAACGAGATCTAGACTACTGGATAGATAACTATCTTCTCGATTTAAAGCACGGTGGTGATGCACACACAAAGATCAATACAACTAACTTTGCGCTGTCTGGTGGTACTGATTTTGATTATGACACTGGTAATAACAATGTAAGAGTTGGTGTATTCCCTGCTCAACCAACAGTATTTGAAACGCCAGTACACCAAGCGTTTAAGACTTACATAGATGCTAATAGTATTTCATTAAGCACTCAGGCCGAAACTGACCTTAAAAGTTTAATCGATATCACAATAGCTTCTTACAATGGAACTGTATTTACGCCAGCAACTATTACATCGGGCGTAAACTATGGAACTAAGGATAAGTTAGAAACTTTCTTTGACGTTAAGAAACAGTTCTGGTCATACTATGTAACTACTAAAAGTATTGTTGTGGATGTTATTGCCGATGCAGGTGCCAGTAATATTAACTACACTGTCCCGACTGGTGTCGGTCTAAGCGCCGCATTTACTGAGACAGAACTTAAATATAAATGTCAGCGTGATGTTGGGTATGTCATTGATGGATATAAGAATGATATTCTAGCAGATGCTAACGCAGAAACTGTATATAATGCAAGTATGTTCACTAGGGGTACAGGCCTTTCAGTATACTCTCAGCAAGACTCTAACGTGCCTAGTAGTATCACAGAACCAGCAAGACACACCCTTCTTAGGACTATCATGCGAAACGAGTTAAAGGCGTTTGGTTATGCTGTTTCTAGCGATGAATATAAGGCTTTTGATATATTAGCAGGCTTAATTATCGGCAACTTCGAGTCTGAGAACACTAGTGCGATGAATGTAGGTAAAAGAGGATTTGCGGGTAATCTAATTACTCTTCGTGATGGACTGATTCATGTCCATGCTGGCGTATATGATCCATCATTACTTAAAGACTCTAAGAAAGTTGTTGCAGTAATGGAAGCAGGCGCAACAGCCGCAGCCGATACTATTAGACTTACCGAGGGTCTTGTTACATTTGGGCAACATATTAAAATTAGTTGGACTGGGGATACTCCAGTTGCAATAACAGATTGTCCTAATGGTGGAATATATAAAGTTAAAAGTGTTAAAGGGCCAAAGGGCAATGAGTTCATTGCAGTCAGTGTAGTAGATGGTACAACACAGCTAACAGAGGCTAATTATACATCGATTACTGGCGATAACGGAAAATTATATGTAGACACAGTTGTTCCTTTCATATTCCCTAAAGATTATGATGTCACTAACTCTGCAACGCTAACCCTAACTTCCGAAATTGATACTACTCCTGCAACGCTCACCAATTCAGCGGCTAGTAACAGTGTTTCGGGTGATCATCGAGTATTTAACACTAAAGCATTATCAGGTATTGGATCAATACCACAGGGAGCAATGTTCCCATATATGTATTCCACTGTTGACGATCTTAATAGTTCAGGATTAGGAAACAACTACATGGGATTCGTGAATACAGCACTCGATCCTAACGGTCCAACTGGAACTGGTGATAATGTTGATGTAATTAGATCTCAGATTGATAATGTAAACTTTTTCCCAGAATACATTAACTGGATTAAAAATAACGTCAAACCAGAATACTATGGAGTGTATGAATATCGTGTACCTCGATCAAGATTCAGTCATGATGCCCTAGACGGAATACTTGCGACAGATGAAAATAACTCTAGAAACAGAGTTTACAGTGATTTAGCAACTGGTGTTGCAGGAACAGTTAGACCTGGTGAAAACTATACAGTAACTGCTGATGTAGATGAGAAGCAGTCAAGTGTATATAACTTCGACTTCACTAAAGTAACGATGCTTAAAGTAGAGTTCTCTTGGTATGGTGCTGTTGGTGCGTTGTTCTTAGCATATGTTCCAGTCGGTAACGGTGAAGCACGATGGGTACGAGTACATCA